CGACGACTCCAGTTATCCCAAGTAGCGTACCTAGCGTTTAGCTCCGCGTGGGCCCTTTCGGCCAACGCCTGCTGCTCCACAGCCGGTAACTGCGTCTTCATAACCTTGTTCTCTAACTGTATCTTCTTCCCCTGCTCCGCAATCTGCTTCGCGCTCTGATTATTGACTTCGACTTCCGAAGCCTTCGCCTTCTCCGTCTCCTTATTTAGCGCGATCACCGAATCCTGCTGCTCGAGATCTTTCTTCAACCGCATCGTCTCAAGCGCCGAACTTAAGCCCGCCTTGAGGGCGTCGCCCATCTGAGGAGCGTCTAACTTTTGCATCGCCCCTTGAGGCGTCGAGGCGCCGCCCTGAGAAAAGGCCAGCATCGGGTTAACCCCCGCTGCCTTCATGTCCACCATCGCGCGTTGATACGCCGAATTCGACATCTTTTCCTGAAACGCCATCTGCTCGCGGGCTAACTGAACGTTCTGGGCGTTAATGTCCTGCTGGGCGTTCGCATTGATAATCGAACCGAACGCCGCGCCGGCCCCGCTAATAGCGGGGCCAGCCGCAGACAAAAAATCTTCGATACTCATTGTCTATCCCCCTTGATGAACTCAAAGATCGCCAAAACGAGATAGATGATCCCATCGACGATCGCAGCCCATGTCTCTTTCCAGTCCATGCTAGAAATGGTCGATGAGGCCCGGGACCCCGTAGACCGGCATGGGACGAGCGCACTTCAGGGAGAAGTACGCATCGAACATGAAATGAGGCTCGTCCGGCGTCGCTATCACGCGATCGACCGGAGGATTCTCCTGGATAAAGGTGTTGTTCAGAACCGGAAGCGCGCTGAACTCCTGGGCGAGATGCCAGATGTCTAGCGAACTCGCGTAGGTGCTTCGGAACTGTCCAGTGATCTGGGAGGGTTTATACCGGTACTCCGCGTACCGCTCCTGATACCCGAACACGTTATTGTCCGCGACCGTGGCCTGCGCGTAGATCTCCTTGTTCAACACGGCCTGCTCGCCGATGTGAGAGAGCGCCGGCCAGTAGAAATCGTACCGGGTACTCCGAGAGAACATCCGATTGAGCCCCTGCTGATAGTTCAAATCGGCTCGTACACTTACGAGCCCAACGATCAGACAGTGCTCTGTGAAGGACTTAGTGAAACCCTGGCCGGCCTGGGACATGACGCCCATGGCGGCGAGATTACCCTGAGGCGTTCCGTCGGTTTCCGACGTCTGCGCTATCGGGTGGACATTGATCTTTGTGGAACCGCCGCCTAGATACTCCGGCCGCTGGAGACGCTGATCGGGGCTGGAGACTCCGAAGTGAGCTCTGATCACTTCCGTGTAGCGAGTCCCACCACGCGCGTCGCGCTCGAGCAGCTTCTGTATCTGAAAAGCCTGGCGAAGTTGATTGATTGTGGCCGCTGTCGCGTCCGAAAGGTCCGCCTCGAGCCCAGTGTTGGCGAACTTTGTCCCGCCTACGGCAGCGGGAGCCGCGCTCCATTGAACGTTCGTGTTACCGATCGCGGTATTCAGACCTAGTGTGTCCGTGTTGTTCGTCAGAGTGACGTTAGTGCCGTCGGACACCACGGGTGCCGACGTGCCGAGGGGAAGTTCTACCGCGTCGCCTTTCTGAGGCCAGGGAAGACAAGAAGTGAAATAGTCGTGGCGCTTGCCGCGCCGAAGAAGAACGTAGTCCGTGTAAGTATCGGGGCCGTCGTCTTTGTCGACGACCACCGAATCTTGAAGGTTTTGATCTCGGAACCATTCGTTCCAGATCAAATTGTAGGCCCTATGGAAAAGGCTAGTGACCCTGAGATCCGCGACCCCGGTCGGGATCCCGAAGTAGTCGGACAGAGAACCGACCGCGGCGCCAGTCACAGCCGGCATGTCCATGACCGGAACCGTGTAGTCGGTCGAATCCCCCGGATCGACCTGCTCGCCGTTCATCTTTTGCCAGTTATTCCAGACCAGTCTGTAAGGGACAGCGAAGAAGAAGCTGTCCATGTAAAGATTGTCCATGAAAGGGACTATAGGGGTGCCGAGACGGGCGAACGAAGCCATTTTAAGATTGAAAGTGTCTCCCGGTAAGGCTTCGTCGAGGAAGATTGGCACCAAGTACCCAGAGTCGAACGTCGTTTTGTACCCGCAACTCCTATCGAACGAGCTTCGAGGGATCTCAGCTCTGGGTACTTGTGCGAAATTGTGAGTCATCACTGACTTCATGTTTGTTTGCCCTCTTTGTTATTGTGTTTGGTTTGGGTGGCTTTCTGATCGTCGTTTAAATCGTCGTTGAGTTAAAGCCCTTGAGTTTTATCTTTGTATTCGAGGGCTAATCCATGTGGTTTGGGTGTATGTAAATTGTTATATTTTCCCGTCTCGTCGTCATACTCCGCTATTTCGAATAGCGTGTAGTCCTCCGGGTGCTTGTAGAACATTGTTGTTTTATCGTTACAGACGTCAATCCAAGCGCGAAGCGCCTGGCCTACCGTCTGTTGTATGAACGGCGTCGAGTAAGAGCCGATTTTTGCGTCGTAAACTGAAAAAACCTTGCTAACCATGTTGTTCGTAATCCCGTCTTAAGAGTTTTAGTTTTGATTTGAGTACCGCTTCGCGGACTCGCAATCGGTCTACTGTATTCTCTTTTTGGGCTCGATCACTGGTCGCCGCGTTATGACGTGCAGCTTTTACCCGGTAGTACAGTGACGGATCCGTCACTTCTATTTGTTGAAAGTAGTATTTCGGTGGACGTACCTTTTTCCCGTTTACGACGATAAAATCGTCAGGGAAGACGTCCTTTTTGTAGAGATTGAACCAGTCCTTCGCTATTCCCGGACGACGGCTCATGCTCACATACTCTGGCTTCAGAGTTGTGACCTCGCCCGTCTCTTCGTCGACTACGTCGTAGAAATGATCGCTCGGACCCGTTTGTTTTTTTAAGATATACCTGGCCACATAGGCGGCACTTTTCCAAGTTAGCGCACCTACGGTCGAGAAGCCCTTTGGCCATAGTTTCTCCAGCTCGCGGGAAGTGTAGAGCTTAAATCCGCCCCGGGACCGAAAAAGTTCACGATCTCGAAAATTAAAGTTGAAAAGACATAGATGATAATGAGGGCGAAAAAAGTTTTCTCCGTACTCGCCGCAATAGAAATAGCGAATCTTTGTATGGGCTCGACGATCTTTTTTCTCATAGTAACGAACCTTCTGCCGAAGCTTCTTCAGGAATAGTTGAACGTCTTCTTTTACCAACGTTCCTTTTTCGGGGAGATGCTCGTTATCGTACGTGAGAGTAACGAAGCAGTTCTCCGGATAGAGACTTGCTTCGTGTACTAACCGGATGGCCCATTGTCGACTGTGTTCCAGTCGACAGCCATCACAGTAACCGCAGGGAACTACGACCTTGAGGTCTAGATAACCTTCGCGATGATTGAAGACTATGCTACGTTTGCCCGAGGGGTTGACCGTTCTGGAACGGTAGCCCGTACGGGGGTGGAAACAGGCCATTGTTTCTATCCCCTTTTTTTTACAACCGGATCCCGCCTCTCATTGGTCTTGGCGAAAAATTTTTTCGGTTGGATTTTGACGCAGTGCGACGGAAAAGTCGTTTCGACTTCGCCTTCGGCAACTTGGATCGTTTATGCATGGGCTTCCTCCTGTCAACGGTTTGGGGACTCGCTATCTAAAAAGCTGTCAGTCAGACCAATAAGATCAAGTGTCTTTACTGGTCTGCTCCCGCGCTTCGCTTGGGTGGGCACCGGAGGGTACCCCTCCGGTGCCCTCTATTTTGCGTTCTAAGGGGTCGCCAGCGCCCTCTTTTAAGAGGCCCAGCTCCCCCATCTCTTTTTTGTTCGCGGGGTCGCTACAGAACGCCAGGAAGTTTTTAGGGTCGTTCCCGAAACGGTTGCGGAGGCCAGAAGGAAGGGACTCAAACTGTTGTTGAGCCCGGATGATCAAATCCTGCGCCTCCTGGAAATCGAACGGCGTCGAATAATCCCCGTACACTGCTCGGCTGTTCACCGGAATCGGTAAAACGCCGGTACGAGCGTACTTCTCCATGATTTGATTAATGTCACACTCGTCCTTGAAATGCTGCTTCGTGCGAGACTCCTGCCCGGTAAAGTCGACGGTTACCCGCCTCCTGGCCGAGAAGATGTTCCTAGGGCGAGGTAACGCCTTTTCAAGCTCCTGAACCGCAGAAGGCGTTACAGTCTTATTTTTTGCCATGTGTCCTCCGTAATCGGTCGATATGTTTCTCAAGATGCTTGTTACCCGAACGCCGATCGGCGTTACCGATGGCTCGGCCTCTGAAAAAGGCCCCCAACCCGCTAGTTACGTTCCCGATCGCGTCGCCTATACGACGACTCCAGTTATCCCAAGTAGCGTACCTAGCGTTTAGCTCCGCGTGGGCCCTTTCGGCCAACGCCTGCTGCTCCACAGCCGGTAACTGCGTC